GCTCAATGTCCAGCGAGATGCCCTGGCTGGACGATACGAAGTTGTAACCGTTACCAGGCTGAATGCTCATAAGTTAGATATTGACGTAGACGCTCGAGTGCCAGCCCACCCTTGAGTACCTAATTTCATACATGACTTTATAGAGCGAGCCGAACTCCTCGACGTTGACCTGCGAAAGAAGGTTGCTGTTACCGCCGCCCGAGCCAGCGCCGACGATAGCCCAATCTGGTATAAGAGTCCAACTGCCGAAGTCTGTCGTGGCTGTTGCTTTGTTTAGGTACCCTAAGATGTCGATAACGTACGACGATTCCTTCATGTAGATTACGCCAGAATAGGTTGTCGTCGTGGCAAGGTAGTTTGTCTTGCCGAAAAAGTTAGGGTAGGTCGGGTCAACAAAGCCGATGAACCTGCCGCCGTCCTCGCCCTCAAAGCAGGCGCCGTTGTTGCCGATCCAGGATTGCGTCTTTGTGACTATAAGGGTCCTTCCACTTACCACTTGAGCTATGTAGTCAGCGGGGCTCTTAATCTCTACGAGCGGGCCGAGTTCGGATTGCGCGTAGACAACGCCGGCGATGGGGCCGGTCGTGAACGCAGCGTCAGCAACAAAGAAGTTGGGGTGGGTGGTAATGTTCTCAGTCGTCAGTCCATTGGCCGAGGAAGTGTTAGCTTGAGTGTACTCTCCGGCGTTGATGGCAGTGTCGATGCCAACGTAGTCGACGGTCAGGGTGGCAATGTCTAGGCTGTCCCAGCTGATTTTCCACTTGTCTAATTTGAGGTACGCGTACGCAGGATCGGGGTGCGGGCTTCCCTTGACCACAAAGGCGTCAATGTCGAAAGTCGTGTCTACCTTGTAGATAGTCGTTGATGTATTCAGGCCGAAGCCGTCAGCCACTACCGTCCAACCAGGCTGGAGCAGTGCGGTGGTTAGCGGGTCGCCATTGATTACGATAGCCATGGTTAGAAAGGTTTAGGTGTTAAGATTATTTGCCAGTGAGCATAGCCGCGCGGGAAGGGCTGGCCGTGGTCGCTTTGGTAAAGTCGACAGGGACGCCACCACCAGTAGCGGGGCGGGCGATGGCTTCGAGCAAGGCGGTCTGCTTGCGAGACTCATCGAGCTGCATGGTCATTGCTTCCATGACCGGGTTGGCGCCTACGCCGACGACGTTGGAGAAGCCCTCGGGGCCTTTGAAGGTCGTGCCCTTGGCCTTGGCGGCATCGTCGGATGCCTTCTGGGCGGCGGTCGTGGCTTCTGCTTCGACCCTGGCTTTCTCTTCAGGGCTGGCGTCAACGCGGCCTGTGGCGCGGCGCTCAAGAATCTTCTGCATCTCTTCGTTCTTGGAGTAGTCGTTAAGGCCAAGCTGCATACCAGCCGTATCCAAAAGTCGGCCAGTCGTATTCCAGAATCCTTTGCCCTCTGCGACGTAGGTCTCCATCGCCTTCTCAGCTTCGGATTGGCTAAAGGTTCCAGCGCCCTGTTGGCCCTGCTCGCGAGCCAAGGCTTCTGCCGCCAGTTTAGCGCTCGCACGATCCGCGGCGTCCTGCTTACGGCTGGAGACTTCCCGGGCAGAGGTAACCGTACCGGCTCGGAGGTACTTGGACTCGCCCTTCTCGGCAAAAGCCATGGCGTCCTGCGTGTCCTGCTTGGCCTTGGCGATGGCCGAGCTGATGTAAGAGATGGTAGAGTTAAGCAAGACTAGCGGAGCGACAAAAGCAAAGGCGATGTCCTTGAAGGCCATGCTAAACTTCTTACCGATGTCGTCGACCTGTTTGCTAAAGCCGACCGTGGCGGCCTTGGCTTTGTCCATCGCCTGCGGGACGTCCGAGGTCGTCTTGATGTTTACGGTCAGGTCTTGGGCCATGTCGTCAGGGGGTTTCCTTTGCAGGATTGGAAGCAGCCTCCTTGGCTTCCTCCTCGGCCATGAAGGCTTCCTCCTCGGGCGACATGATCGCCACGTCCGCACCCTTGGAGATAGCCAGGGCGGAGTTCAGCCAGATGGCTTGGCACTCCGGCATCTCCCACGCCTGCTTGTAGTCGATACCTGACGCAGTTAAATTGGCCACAATCGATAGCGGCCACGGGACGCCCTTGCTCCCAGCGCTGCTCTTCTTGGTCTGCTCCCAGAACTTCGGCCAGTCTTGGACTAGGATGTAGCCGGCAAAGGCTTCCAGCATGGCCTCGAACTTCTGGGGTTTGCGGGCAAGGGATAGCATCCTCAGCTGATCGCGCCAGCCAATATCGCCCAGGGGTTCTTCAGCGCACACTTGGCAGGCGAAGATAAGGTCGGCGGGGGTAATCGGGCGGGAGCCAGTCACCAGCGGGGAGTCGAAGGCCATCAGGCGCACCCGGTACTTCAGACACCATGGGTAAAGCGAACGACCCAGCATCCGAAAAGGTGCCGGGTCGATGAAGGCAGCGAGGAAGCGTTTGTCCATGCCGCCTAGTGTAGCCCACTTAGGGCTAAGTCAATTAAGGCGTGATGCCTTCGTAATCGATGGCCGTCACGCTGACCGAGGTAAATCCCTTGTTGGAGCCCTTCTCGTCAATCTTGGTTACCGTTCCGGCAAAGGAAACCGAGGCCGAGCCAGACGGGTAAGCAGTCTGGGCGTTGAGCGTAAAGCTGAGAGCCACGCCGAGGACCGGCATCGTGGATGTCTTGCAGATGCCTTCGATGGTAATCTCGGACTTACGATCGTCGAGGCGGTGGGTCTTGGTCAGGCCAGTCTCGTCGACCACCGTGGCCTCGGAGTTGAACGAGGAGGACAGGCTGTAGGACTGCACGAAAAGGTTGGTGACAGTTCCTGCGACACCGTAAAGACAGGTGGTTCCGTTAGAGATGGCGGCCATTTGAATATGCTTGGTTTGGTAACGTTACGCGGGGAAGACGGCCAACAGGTCGAAGGTGAACGAGGTCGCCCAGGAGCGCTCGTCGATGCCCTCGTCTTCGGAGCCGATGGTAACGTCATAGCAGGACGCGTCGCCGGTGGCCGTGAAGGCCGCCTTGATGGAGACGAGGTCACGCATATTGCCGGAGAGCGCAGCGCAGCGGAGGCGGTGATCGGCGAGGGTGGTGTCGTCGGCGTTCGAGAACAGGGTGATGCGGACCGAGCAGCTGAAGTTGCCCTCGCCCTCGGGGAGGTCGCCCGGTGCCTGGGCAGACTCGCAAAGGACCACGGCCTTGGGTAAGGTCTGGGTGGCGTTGTTGTCCCCGGTCAGGAACGTGACGGTGGTTAGGCCGGTCTGGGTCGAGAGGTAGGTCGCGACGGTTGACTCGACGATGTGACGGATAGAGGCGGTGCCCATGGTTATGATTTGTTGTTAAACTTGTTGATGTCAGCCTGGAGCAAATAGCGAAGGCGCTTTGGCATCTGCTTGACGCGGTAGCCGTAGACTAGGCTAAGGACACCAGCCTGATCGGCGATGCCGTTGATGTTGCCCATCGTGTTAGTGATTGAGACGTCGGCGCTCTTGTCGGTAAACGACGAAGTGTTATTGCCGGAGACGGACCGATGGCGAGCAATCCATGCGGCCTTGAGAAGGTCGACCCCAAAGTCCTTGGGAACGCCGTTGATGACGGGCTTGGGTAGCGATCGGAGGGCGGACGCCCAGCCCGACTTGATGGCGCCGACGCTCTCTTGTCGCTGGGCAACGTAGGTTTGAATGTCGCCCTTGTTCTCGGCAACGTACTTGGACATCCAGTCAATGCCGCTGACGTTGCGGCCATTCTTCCACAGGCGTCCGCCAGTGCGGTTATACACGGGCTTGAACTTGCCGTTAATTTCGCCCGGGCTTTGAAGGTAGGACTGGGTGGTCGCCTCACTGGAGACCTTGGTGCCAATCCTGTTGAAGTAGTTGCGGAGTTTCTTAAAGCCCCAGACGGTGCCGAAACCGTTGTAACGCGTAGACAGTATTTGTGCGAGGAACGCGTTGCCGTTCAGTATGCTTGAACCATTGGCTGCGACCTTCCAGAACAGGGCTGGGTTGTCGTTGAGGGCTAGTGAGCCGAGGCGCTTGATGAGCCGAGCCTGTTGGGTCTTCTTAGTTCCGCCGGTCAACGAGGTG